GGCAGCCGCGTGGTGTTGGTGGCCACGGGCACCCCGTTGATGAAAGCGATGGTATTGGTCGCGTCCAGCCACACCCCCAGCGTGTACCAGGTGGAGTTGGTGACGGCCACGCCCGTGTCGATGATGGTGGCCGAGACGCTGTTGGAGGTGGTGATGAATGCCCAGTTCACCGTGCCGAGCAGGTTCGTTTGGTGGACCAAGAAGGACCCATCGCCAGGCGTGTTCGTGGTGCTCGCCAGCGAATTGAATCCGACTTGGAGAGCGTACTGATCGGTGCCGGCGGCGCCGCTGAGAGTCGATGGAACCTTCACGGAGGCCTCAAAGTAGAGATCCTCGACAGACCCCACCGGTGGCCCGCGCACCGAGCCCACGGAGTGCCAGCCAATCAACGCCCCATTGCCTGCCGCAGTGGTGCGGACAAATTTGACGCCAGGCCGCCCGGCCTCCGTGGTCGTGGACACCGTGCCGGAATTGTTCAGTCCTTCGGCGCCCTGCCCGCCGCTTGCGGCCGTACCAGAAAGCAGCTCGTCAAAGATCGTGAAGGAGCTTCGGGATTGAGAGGTTGGTTCCGGTCCCGAGACAATGGATGAAATTCGACCCTTCGCCGTGGTGGTGACGATGGGGTTCGTGAAAGTCCCCGCGGTGCCGCTGTCGGTCAAAATCGGCGTGGCCGTTGTGCCACCCGAGGACGTCCATGATATATCCGATCCCGTTGCCAGATTGGTCACGTATCCCGAGCCGTTGAGCGCCACCGCGTTTCCGCCGGATCCACCCACTGTCGCGGGCGCGAACACGTTTATGTAAAACGAGTTGGTCCAGCGGTGAAAGTCCGGCGTGTTCGACGCTCCCAAAGAGAAACCCGTGTTTGGAGTCGTCCCGACGATCAGCGGAATGTTCGTGGTGGCAATGGATCCCCCGATCACGTCCACGAATGTCGATGCGTAGGCGTTGTTGGTTGAGATCCGAGTTCTCGCTTGCGCCTGGACGATGATGTTGGTGCTGCCCAGGCCGCTGAGGGGAAGGTTGATTTGAACGTCGATGCCGCCGGAATAGCGTGCAGTGACGAGGTTGGTGGGCCCGCCCACCAGGTAGGCGTTAGTAACGACTCCACCGACCTGAACATTTTGCACGTAGTTGGACCAGGCCGACTGGACCGGATCCGTGCCACCATCCGTGTAGAGATCGAACAGGATCCAGCCCACGCGCTGCATCACTTCGGCGGTGGTGCCGGCGGCATTGGTGGCGTTGGCAACGAGGTCTCCGTTTGCGTTGGTGGCCCACGTGACCGTGGGGGAATTGGTGATCCGGGCCGGTTGTCGCAACAGTCCGTTGACGAACAGGTTCGTTCCAGCGCCACCACCGCCTCCGCTGGTTGGCTGCCACGAAGGCACCCCGGAAGCGACCGTAAGCACGTGCCCACTGGAGCCGGCCGGAAGATTGGTCAGCACTCCGCTGGCATGCCGATACAGAATGTCCCCGGGGCTGCCAGCCGCGGTTGCGATTTGGAGGAGGTTCGTGTTGGCGGCCTGCTTGGCGGCGAGGTCTCCCACCAGATTGGAGACCGAAGCCTGGGGCAGGTTGGTGATCGTGAGGGTGATGTTTGAACCGCTCACGCTCCACTTAACCGGGACTGTATCCAGCAGATTGGCCAGCGAGAGGATGGAGGACCCATTGACGCTCAGCGGGGTGCCGTTGGTGCTGCTGCTGGCCACGGCGGACCAGGTAAGCGAACCGTCGCTGTTGGTCACGACCGTGAGGTTGGATCCAGGAAGGTTCCAACCCGAGATGGTGAGCGAGTTGCTCGGCCCGTTCGTGGCAAAGTGAATTCCGTTCCCTCGCAGCAGAGAGCTGAGGATCTTGACCCAGACGTTGGTGCTGAAATCCGAGATCGTGCTGGCGAGCTGCGTCCCGGTGTGATTGCCCCGTGCCCGGTCGGACGCGTGGTAGTGGGAGGTCGAGTCTCCGGCATCGGTCAGGTCCGTGTGGTGCGCGGAGGTGAGGTGGAAATACTCGCCCGGCGTGCCGCCCTGGAGTCCGGTGAGCGCGTTGTGATTGGTGCCACCGCCGCCGCCTCCACCACTGGCCACGGCCCATGCCTGGTTCTTTCGCACGTACTCAAGGCCGTCGAACGGCGCATCCCCTTGGATGGGGATTTGCTGAGGCCCCCCGTTGATCCAGCCATAGAACAAACCATCGTCCCCGCCGGGATAAGTCCAATCCGATGAACCATGCCGAATCCATCGGTTCCCCGTGTAGCTCAGCGTGATCGCATTCGTGTCGCGCAGCCGGTTGGTGGTTGCCGTCGCGAGATCGACGAAGCTGTACTGCCTCGCGCCCACCGAATGCACATTGGTGCCCTGAATCACCAAATGCAGAATCGCGCCCAAAGGCACACTGTTTGTCGGGAGGTAGTAGAAGATCGGCAGGGAGTTGGTTTGGGTGCCCGTGAAGACGTAGGTCGTTTGCAGCGCGTTGTTGATGGCGATCGGCGTGTTCGTCGCGGTGATGCTTTGCTCGACATACCGATTTGTACCGGAGCCGCCCCCACCGCCGGAGACCCCGAGGAGATTGGCCAGATTCGTTACGGCGATCGAATGCTGCCGCTGGATGCCGGCCGCAGGGTCGTTCGTAAATCCGAGCACGTGCGTCAGCACATTCGTCGCGGCCACGCTTTCGATGGCCGTCGTGAAGCGGGTGGCTCCGTTGGTGCCGACAAACACGTAGTAGAAGCCATCCTTAATCAGACCGACCATTGCGCCCGGTTTTGCGCCCAGGGCCATTACATTGGTGGATCCATAGGTGCCGCTGGACGTGTACCCCCAGGGCTGCTGGAACACCCCGTTTACGGTCAAGCCCCCGTAAATCATCGAATTCTGAAAGACGTTCAGATCGTTCGTGACGTTGAGCGTTCCGTAGACAGTGCCTCCGGAATCGCGCAAGTAGGGACCCGTTTCCCGATACCAAGTGCCGTTTGCGGCCACGAATCGTTCCTCCGTGCCAGGTCGGACCAGATGCCCCGTGCTGGGAAACAGGATCACGTTGGTGCCGGCGTTTCGGATGGTGAGATCAGTGTTCTTGTACAGGCTTCCGACAATCTGGAAGGCTATGTTTGAGCTGGCCGTCAGCGACACCACGTTCGGAAGCAGGTCCCCGGCGAGCTGGAAATTGGTGGAAGCTGCCGCGTTGAAATTGGTGACAAGCACGCTCACCAGACGCTGGCTGGGAGTCGACATCAGCATCGTGGCGTTGTCTGGCAGCTCGTAGTCGGTCGCGATGTCGACCGATCCTGCGTCAATGGTCCAGTTGCGCACGATCGCGTTGGTCAAACACAGTCCCCGGCCGCTGTCCGTGGTGATCGCGTTTCTTTGCCAGGTTAGGCCGTAGATGATGGCGCCCGCATCGCTTCGCACGGCCCACCGGTTTGTGGTGTAATCCGTGTAAAAGTAGTTGTCCGTCATCACTACCCCGTTCTGCTGGCCGGACCCGAAATGGATCGAGTCGTCAGAGCACACTTCGAAGTAGTTACCCTTGATGATTTGCCCAACCTGAAGGGCCCCCGAGGCCCCATCCAACAAGATGCCGTGCTTCAGACTTTGGAATACGTTGTCTCGATAGCGGATGTTCACCGACCCGCCCGTGACCTTGATTCCGACCGCGTTCGTTGAGTGGGCGTTGGCCTGGAAGGTCGAGTCCCGCACGGTGATTGCGCTGGTGCTGATCGCGTTCAGGTGGACTCCGACAGTGGCGCAGTTCTGCACGTTGCACTGATCCACGACGTGCCCGTAATTGTTGTCGCCGATAAACTCGATGCCCTTGCCGGCCAGATTGTAGAGGTCACACTTTTGGATGGTGAAGTGGGTGCAATTCGAAAGCACGATTCCCCGCGTGCCGACTCCGTTCCCGTCAATCCACAGGTCGCGGATGATTGCGGCGCGCATGTTGGCAAACTGCATCACGGTGCCGGCGCTGCGAGCGCGTAGGATGGTGCGTTGCCCCTCCGCACCCAGGAGGGCGATGCCTCCGATCAAGCTGGACCCCACGTTTGTGACGCCGTCGGTCAGAAATGTCCCCGCCCCGAACCGCAGCCCAGGCCTCCCCGACTGAAGGCAGTATTGCATCGCCGAGCGGATGGCCGCGGTGGAATCCGTAGTGCCATCCCCCGTCGCGCCAAACCATTCGGCTTCCTGGATCGCGGCAAATCTATCCGACGACAGGTACTTCGTGCCGCTCGCATTGGTCACGCAGTGGGTACCGTCCACGGCGTTGGTGGCGATGAGCGCGAGCCTGAATGTGCGCGGTTTGGCCAGCGGAACCCCTCTTTGATTCACCCGGATTTGAATTTCGTCATCAAGGCCTCCATACCTTGCTTGTAACTCAGCAAGGCCTTGGAGCGTGAATACGGGTCGAATTTGACCAAACGCAGGCAGCACACAGAAGGCAACCCAGAGAGTAAGACCCAGCTTGGAAATGCACTCTTTCATACGCGCTGGGCCCGGCGGTACGCCTTGCCCGTAAAATCAACAAATCCCGTCGAATTAAACCCATCGTCGACATAGGACGGGTCCGCCAAGAATGTTCCAAAAGATCCGTTTGCGTCCGAAAGAATGTCCACGCGCTCCGCCGTAATGATCGAGGCCCGAGCGGCTCCAACCGTAGCGAACGACGGATAGCTCCCGGTGCTTACCATTGGGACGAACACCGTGGACAGGTCGCCAGTCTCCGCTGCGTAGCTCAACGAGGGGTCCCAGGTCTCGCCGCTGAGAACATGGTGCCGAGGCCGGTATTCCACCCACGGCCGGGTCACGGCCAAATCGAACAACTGGATGCCTTCCTCGGTGGACTCGAACTCGAGTCGAAGCGCATTGCGATTCGTGCGCGGATCATCGGTCCAAATGCGCCGAACCCTCCCAATAGGTTCCTCCCCGGATTGGGACCACTCGACATTGGGCAGAAAGTCGGGGACCGGCCCCCAGAAGCTCGTTGAAGTAGGCAGGTTGCCGGTGGACGCCGTGTGGCATTGATACACGGTGCCGGCATACGCAACCTGATTGCCGACTGCATACGTCGTTGTCGCGGAGTACGCCGTGGCCGCGTTGGCAGTCTTCGCTTCGGCCCAGTACGCGGCATTGACCGCCCCGGCCGTCGTGGTCGGAGCGTTGCCGGTGGTGGCCCGAATGGCCACGAAGTAGGCGTCGGCAACGGGATAATAGACTTCGTCCCCGGCGCCATACTCCACGACCGCGTCGTAGTCTGGGCGGAATTGCCGCCGCTGGACGCGCTTGAGGTCGCGCCACCAGGTGGTTTCCCAGATTTCCGCCAGAGCTTGGCTCACCGCATCGCGAAGGGCCACGAACTGCTTCTCATTCAGCTCCGCCGGCTTCCAACCCAGTTGGTTGGCGATCTTACCAGCCAGGACGCTGAAAGGAATGGTGCGCATCAGCGGGTGAACACGTTGGGACGGTTGAGGCCGCCGCGCTCGATACGATCGCCGAAGGCCAACACCTCAAGGCGCTTGGTCGAAATGCCATCGGCCACCAACGCCTTGTCGGCTTGCCCCTCGCCGGTCAGAACAAGCGCCAGCGCCCGATGGACAAGGAAGGGCGTGAACTGCTCCGGGATCCCCAACTTCACCCACTTGGCCGGATGAGTCGCTGGGCTTTGTCCAGCAGACGCACCAGCCACGCACTGGTAGAAGTCCCCTTTGCCGTCGTCGACGAAGTAGGCTTGGGATGCCATGGCGATTATGCGGCCAATCCCGCGGCGACCGAGGACCAGAGGCCACCTTTCCAGTCAGGCACCACGATTCTGGCGGGCCCATCCGACCGCACCCGCGCGTAAGCGCCCTCGGGCGTCTTGAGGAACCACTTCCAGAGATCCGGATCATTCGGGGCCCGGTGAATGACTTGTTGCGCCCAGTAATCCGTGGCGTGCACCCGGCGCACGACTTGGCCGACACCCGTCACCAGCCCGGAGGGCGACGCTTCGTTGAGCCGCCCAAGCTCGGCACGTTCCATTTCGCACTGGAGCGCATCGGCGGCTGCCTCCTGACGGTACAATTCCGCCACGTCCCGCATGAGATCGGGAGGAATCGAATCAAGGAGGACTTGGAAGTTCGCACCGATCATAAGAGAGGAGCCCGGGACCCGCGCTCACCTGCCCCGCAAACGCGGGCCCCGGTTCATTGGGGCGCCTTACGGCACCTCGTTGAATTCGCTAAGCGGAACAGCCTGAAGGAACACGTGCACCTCGCCAGCCGTCAGGACGGAAAGGTTGGCACCCACTGCGGTGAACAGGGCGTCCACCGCGTCAGCCGTGTCGTAGGCAAACGGCTGAGTCGTGACGCTTGCCGGCACGGCGGTGTAGCCGGTGGCGAGCATCGAATCCAGCGCCGCAGTGGCGTAACGATCGGGGTCCGAGCCATCGCCAACCTGCAAGGTCAGCGCAGAGACAGAAGGTCCGACGAAGGCGGTCACAACGCGGTGACCGATGCAGCGGACCATGGTGCCCACCGGCAGAGTGCCCGTGAGCCCCGGCAGAATCGGCAGCGTTTTGGTAAGGGCCGCCGTGTCGGTGAGGTCCGTGTGAACGATTTTGACCACGTGGGTTGCGCCACGCGACGTCTCCGGTCCAACGAGAGGGATGACTTGCATATCGGTGATCTTGGTATGGTTGCGGGTGCGCCAGAGGTTAGCTCGTGGACGTGATGGCGAAGTTGCCGGCGGGATCCTTGGCCCGGAGGCCGATGATCGCGTCGATCGCGCCGCGCGGACCGCCGCCCAGGTCGGGAAGGTCCTGATTCTTGGGCATCTGCTTCCACACGATGTCCCACTTGTCCGGGTTCAACCCGTAGCCGCGGCGCAGATTGGCCGCCGCCGATCCGCCGACGTTCGGGTGGGCATTCCAGTGGGTCGGAATCAGCTCGATGTTGCCGAAATCGCCCTGGAAGGAATCCACGGTCGCATACAGCACTTTGCCCTTGAGATCCGCACTGTAGGTGCGGACGGGGGCGTAGTAGTTGGTCGACCGGGCGATGTTGGTGAGGCCGGAGATCGTCGCGCGCAGGGTGGCGCCGCAGACGAGCTTGAACGTGTCATCGGTGGGCGTCCCACCGCGCAGCCACGTTTCGCGCATCAGCGTGTTGAGCGCGTCATCGTTGAGCCCAGACAACGCGGCCGAGAAGATTTGAGCCGCCGCCGGCAGATACTTCGCGTCCACCGCATAGCCAGCCGTGGCGATCGTAGCACTCAACCATCGGCCGATGCCGCGGCATTTGTCCGGGTTGGCGCCCGATCCCGCCTGGACGTCGTTGTCGCTCGAAATGGTCGCCTCGATGTCAAACATGAGGTGATCCAGCGCCTTCTTGACCTGGTAGGCGCGCTTGTTGGGCACGCCGGCCTGGTTCTGAACTTCCTGCGCCAGCTTGCCGACCATCCACGAGCGGCGAAGCCACTGCACCCGGTTGGCGACGACCGCGTAGTCCTTCGCCTGATTGTCGAAGGCCTCCACGTCTTTGCCCTCGGGCACCGCGTTGTCCTTGGCGTCCGAGTACACGTCCACGGGCCACTCGTACATCATGTTGTCGACCGTGGGCCCCTTCCCGATCATTGCCGTGATCGGGCACTTCTTGCCGTTTCGGATGACCACGCGGTCGAGAATCGACCGCTGGGCCCCGAGCACCTGATCCACCATCAATCCACCAGCCATAGAGTTTCTCCTGTCTCCCCCGGAGCCCTACAGGGCGCCGTCGAGGAAATCCGCCATCGCCGCATCGTCATCAGGGTTCGAATCCAGCCGCTTCGCCGCAGCGGCCGCGCGTTGATCCTTGCCGGTTCCGTTGGTTGCCGGTCGAGCTGCCGGACCCCCACCACCGTTGCCGGCGGAGGGTCGCACCCCGGGTTTCGGGCCTGGCTTGCCGTTGGCCGCCTTCTGCCGGCGGAACACGATGTCCACCAGAGCAGCCAGGGCCGCACGACCTTGGGGAATCTTCGCGATCCACGGATGCGCCTTCTCGGCGTTCTTGAGCATCCCCAGTCGCGGATCATCCTCCTCAGTCGTTGCCACCCACGGGAATTCCTCGCGCGCCACCGCGTCCCAGGCTCCCCGCTGCTGCGTTGCCACCGCTTCCAGCTTGGAGCGATGCACCGCCATTTCGGCCTGCTTTTGGCCGAGGCGTTCCCGTTGGGTGGTGACGTAATCGTCCAGCCACTCGTCGGCATCCTCGGCCGTCTCGACCTTGACCCCCTTGGATTGCAGAAGCTCCAACACCGCGTCGGGCTCCTGCTTGAGGCGCTTTCGAAGACCACGAGCCGAGTCCACCTCCGCCTTGGTCTTGTTCACCGCCTCACGAAGGGGAACCATCGTCTCGTCGCTCTCGACCATGTCGAAGGGTTGAGCAGCCGTGGCAGGCGTTGCGCCCGCTTCGTACTCCTCCAACTTCTTACGAAGCTGCGTCAGCTCCGTCTTCGACTTATCCAGCTCCTCCTCGGCGGTCTTACGCGCCGCGGTGAGTTTGTCGATGCGCTCCTGGAACCTGTCCCGTTTTGGCCGGCCTTCGTCGTCTTCGGCCGGATTCGAACCTTGATCGCCTGCGTCGGTCGCGGGTGATTCATTGTTGCCAGTGGCGTCCTCGGGCAGCTCGCCCGCGTCACTGGTGTTTCCTGCTTCCGGAGCGTTGGTGCCGGACAATGACAAGCTCTCGAACGGATCCCCGGAATCCATCGAGCCATTGTCTGTCCCATCCGCGGGGTTCGCCGCGCTGGTTCCCGCGTTACCAGCAATTGCCTTATCCATGTGAGCCAGGCGGATTGGCGTCGAGGAGGGCACCGACTACTCATCGGGCCCTCCCGTTCGCCGAGGCCGGCCGCCAGACCAGCACCTCATTCACGCGGGATCATGAATGAGGGAGCCGGTCAGCTCACAAGCCTCCGCCGTTCCACGGTGGCCCTTGTGGCCCTTGTGGCCCTTGTGGCCCTACAATGTCGCGATCAGGATTTCGCGAACTGGCCTCGGACCCCCATTTCAAGATTTCGCGGAGGTCGGCATAGAGGTCCTCCAGCCCGGCGACGGCACCCGCCGAGTACTCGCGTTGCCGATCCGTCGTCTTCTCCGGCCCGGCCAGGAGTTGACCGATGTGGTTCCTGCGATGTTCCCAGACCAGAGCGCGCAGGGCGGCACCGGCGGGAGTGCCTTGGAGCACCTCCAACGATTTGCGAAGTTCCGGGTTCATTGCGGAGCGGATTGGACAGGTTGAACTCCCAGGCGGCCCACGACCTTGTTCTCCTGCTGCACCTTGCTCTGCATGCGATTCTTGGCCCACGTCTGCATGAGTTCGGTGAATCGCCCTTGCTGCCCGAGCGCGGCCTGGTAGTTGGGATTGTTCTGGAGAATCTGCGCCGCAAACTGGAGTTGGATGGGCGCTGTTGGATCGTTCTCCACGAGCTGCGGCGGGTTCCCGAGAAACATGCTGGCAATCTCCGCCGACACGTCTCGAAAGAGCTTTTGCTGAGCGCCCGCCTGGTCGGAGACAAGATCCCGGGCCAGAAGCGGGTTGATCGCCTGGAGCTTGGCACGCACCAGCTTCGAGCGGTCCACCACCCCGGCGGAATCTTCTGGGAGGACGTACTTGCTGACCGCCTCGAGCTGTTTGACGGCAAACTCACTGTCCAGCTCGCGCACGTCCATGGTGAGGATGATGTCGTACAGCCCGGCGATCTCCTCAGCGGACCACTGCGGCTTGGGAAAGCCCGTGATGCGCTGGAACTCTGCCGGCGTCTGGTACTGAAGCAGGAGCGCCACAGCCTGCCGGAATGCCTCCGTCCACATTCCCAAAAATCCGTTCACCATGTGCTGCTGGCGCACCTGCACCCGAGCCGGCGGCACCTCGTTCGAAAGTCGGGCGAACGACTGGTCCGTGCGCGACTGCGTGAGTCGGAGGATTTCCTCGGCCACGCCATCCCGGGCGGGCGTGTCCATGAATCGCGGTTCCTCGCCGCGCATGATGGGGATGGTTGCCCCGGGTCCGAATTCCTGGTCCTCGTCCATGAGCCGGGACGGCACAATCCTCGGGGGGAGCGTGGTGAGGCTCGTGCGGTCGATCAGCGCGTCCGCCATGACCTTCTCCAACCGCTGCGACGGCGCCGCCTGCTCGGGCACCCCGCGCGATGCCGCGATCGAGCGACACACCCACTCGCGCACACCGACCACGATGGGGATTTTGCCGTGCGCAAAATCGAGCTGGCCATGGGAGGCGCACAACTCAGTTTGGCCATCATCACCTTTCGTCAGGTGAGGCGAGAACACGGTGACGTAGGTCCCAGGCACCCCATCCTCGTCGACGCGGCGCGTGTAGGCGGTGACTACCTCGATCCAAGGATCATTTTTGTTCTCGATGACCTGGAAGTGTTGCGTGACCAGATCCGAGGCCCAGACAGTTTGCATGCCTTTGGTTTTGATGGCCTCCTCGACCCACTCCTCGTTCCACCCATCGGTGGCCACCTTGGCCTTCAGTTCCTCGTCGCGAAACCACTGCCTCACGTACACCCGGCCGCGTTGCGCATCCCCAATCTCGTCCGGGATGAACACGTCACTCCACGGGCGTTGCGCCTCGATCGACGGCTGGTTCTTGACGATGACCGGCACGGGCAGTTCCGCCCGACCGTCCGCTCGCAGATCGCGAATCGCTCGGCGGATGCGCTTTGAGGAAAGCGCCGGCACAGATGGAATCCCGAGGCTTTCGGCAATCTGCTTCCCCCAGGCCTCATAGGCCATGGACAGCATCGCAACCACCTCCTCCTCGCGTAGGGGATCCACAATCGCCTGCGCCAAATCGGGCGAGAATCGCGCCAACGTCTCAAGGCTGACCGTTTCCATGCGCCGCCCGATCTCGCGCACCCAGGTAACATGCAAGGCCGTCCAGCCATAGGTGCGGTGGTATTGGGCACTCAGCTCCACCTCGCGCAGCAGATCGACGCTGAGCTTGTTCTTCACCAGCCAGTGAAGCAGGCGGGTGAGCACCGCGGCGGACCCGGCATCGTCTGCTTGCACGCCTTCGGTGCGCAGCAGTGAACGCCAGAAGGCCATGCAGCAGACCGCCACCTCCTCGTTGACGATGTCGTCGGCGAGGAAGACCCGCAAATCGCTGGCACCCTCCCAGGGCTTGGCTTTCTCGGTCGACGTGGATCGTTTCCGGCCGTCGGCCGATTGATTGTCCCAGAGCGCGAAGCGAACGCGCTCCGCGTCCGACGACCGATTCCACGCCTCCGTCTCCGGGCTGCACCGTCGATACTCGTCGATCAATTCCGCCACGCGGGGAGCCACGGTGTCGCAGCTCAATTCCTGTTCGTCGTCACTCATACCTTGCTCCTTACGAGTGCGGGCGCTGGCGGCGTCCTCGGCGAAACGTCCGGGCCCTGATAGCCCACCCCGACCAGTCGGGCAATCTCCGAGCGCAGGTAACGGTGGCGGGATCCGATCCGGATTGCCCTGATTTCACCCCTCGCTCGCATCCTCGCCACCGTTCGGGGCGGCAGCCCCGTTGCCTCGCAGAACACGGAGCGCGACACAGTTTCCGGCATTCGTTTGATCTCGGCAGGTTCCATCAGTAGCTCCATCCGCGACGCACGCGGCTTGATTTTGTGTCCACGAATTGAAGGTCTTCGGTCATCGCCACGTAGCGAATGACGTCCGCCGTGTCCTTGCCGCCATCACTCTCGGAGCCTTCCCCGGTGTAATGACTGAGCGACCAGTCCACCTGTTCGCACTTCTCGGAAATCCGAAGCCTTGGCTCGTTGAGCAGCGGCACGATCGGAGCCTCCTCGTCGAAGTCCAACAGATCGTTCACCGCCCGAATGCCCTCCTCAATATCTCGGCCCGAGTAGGCCGGAATCACGGGCATGCTCGGGCCTTCGATCGTGCCGTCCGGGGCCCGCTGTTCGTCTTCGAACAACGTGACCAACGTCACCCCGCCCTTCTCGGCCGCCTGCGGCTGGCCCACTGCACGGGGGTCAACGAACCGCAGCACCACCTCCTCGCGCACTGGCTCCTTCAGCTTCGTGCGGACGTCCTCCACGTCGGCCTTGCCCCACCAACATTCCTCGACGCCGTTGGGATGCACGACCGTTCGCAACGGGCGTTTGGCGCCAAGTCGCATCGCCTGGTCGAGGCGGTCCCGCCGATACGGGTCCGGATCCAGCCAACGGCCATCCGCCCCCACCTTCATCTCGATCGTCTCCTCGGCGAGGATTTGCCGCTTGTACCTCGCCACGCCCCAGCCTGGATTCCGTTGAGCCGGGCCGGCGTCGCCATCGCGCCCCCGCCGGGAGTCCGGACCGATTTGCCGTGTTGTGGGCACCGCCCACTCGCCATGCCGCCGTTTGTCGGGCCAATCGCGATAAATCCACAGGCGCCGGGGATTGCCGGGCTCCACACGGATCCAGACCATGAACCACGACCGCGCTCCCGCCGGATCGATTATGAGGTAGTTGGACCCACGCGCGGGAAGCCTGGACACGGGCACCATGTGCGTCGTGCGCGCGTACTTCGGCCACGCGCGCCCCGCGACGTCCTCGGTGTACCCGTAGAAGACGGCAAGGATGTACGCCTTGGTCTTGCCCGCCACCAGCTCGGCAACGAGGTCGGAGTACTTCCGACCACCCGACCGGAACGGGGTCAGGTCCGAATGAAAGTAGATGACCGCCGTGGTGGGCTCGGCCCCGTCCTGGATGAACGGCACACGGCCAGCCTTCAGACCGGGCACAAGGATTTGATCGAAGGGCAGCAGCTTCGCCGACCGGGTTACGCGCACGGTCCCAGACCCGACCGCTTCCTTGATTGTCGCCGTGATTCCGTTCACCGGCGTGAACGACCACAGTCCGAAGCCAGGTCGGTACTTGCCGCGGCGCTGGAACATCATGAACCACGGAAGCGTCATGTTCTCGTCCGCCCACCACGCCATCGCCCGCCGATGTTTCAGACCCAACTCGCGCCCTTCCCACTCCCCGGGGTCTTGGTTGTACGTGGCAAACTGGATCTTCACGCCACTGGGCAGCACGAGCACGTTGTCGGTGAACCCGTTTTTTACGGAGTAGTGAATGAAGGTCGTGTGGTCGCGCTTGCCGTTCAGCTTCTTGAGCGGCTGCGGAAGCAGGCCCCACACGATCTTTTGGGCCGTGTCCTTCGATGAATCCTCCGACTCCGAGGTGACCAGAAACGTCACGCCTTCATTGACCGCCACCTCGGGAGCAGTGACGGCCAGCGCCGTCTCCATGAGCGTGTAGGCGGCGAAGAACGACTTGCTTGAACGGTTGCCGCCCAGAATGACCAGCAGCTTGGTCGTCGGGTTTTGCAGCATGCGCCGAGCGGAGCGCCAGAACACCGGGCGAGGAGCAAAACGCACGGGATCATCCACCGCACTGCGGATGATGCGACGCCGCATCTCGCACAGGTCCTCCCACTCCTTGAGCGCCCGATCCGGACCAGCCCGCCGGATCATCCGATCCAGCTCCGCCTCGCTCGGAAGCGGAAGGAGCGGATGATCCGGCTCTCGCGCGATGAGGTCCTCGAACGTCATCGATCGTTATCCTCGGGGTTACCCGTACCATTCGGCCGGCGAATGCGTTTGCTCCCCAACCCAGCAGGCGAACCGGGTCCGACTCCTGTTTGGACGCATTGCCCCGAGGAAATCATGATCTCGTCGAACGCTTCTCCGAGCGAGACGAGCATCGCCACAGGATCCTCGTGCCGCACGAGCTGCCACTCCACGACGTCGAGCGCCGCGGCGGTCGCGCAATCGCCCTCGCCCCACTCCGGATGCACCTCGTGGTAGTGAATCGACCGATCGAAGGCGTATCGCGACACCTCCGGGCACTGGTTCAGCACGTACTGTTGGACGCGACGTTTCAGAGCGGCCCGCATGCGGTGAGGCGGATCCTTCCGCAGCTTAATGTCCGTCGTTGGGGTACGTAGGTACCGGTCGTTGCGCTCCGCGTCCCACGCCTCGACGAATTGGTCTCGCTGGGCCTTGATGGCTTCGACGATGGCGTCCGGCACCGGCCCCCACAGAGAGAACCGGCCATCAGCCAGCTTCCGCACGCCACCCCCGGCCACCTGCACCGCCGTCACGAGTTCTTCGGGTGTCATGGCTTCAGATGATGGTTCCCTGTTTCTCCTTCACGCGCTTTGGAGAGTGAGCGTCCACGAATCGCGCGCTGGCTTTCTGCATCACCAGTTCGCACTCCCCCGTGGGGCCGTTGCGGTTCTTCGCGATGCTGAAATTGATCCTCCGGAAGTCCGCCCTCCCCCCGGCATCCGGTCCCTCCGCATGCCATTTGCCGTCGTCCTTCGGGTCGTCGGGCTGGTGATGCTCCAGCCACTTCATTTCCTCCGGATCGGACTCGTCGACCTTGGGCTCCCACAGCAGTCCGACCACGTCGGCATCCTGCTCGATCGCGCCGCAGTCCTTGATGTCGGCCAGCAGGGGGCGCTTGCCGCCCCGGTCCTTGTCGGAATCGCGGTTGAGCTGGGCGCAGACCACGACGGGGATGTTCAGCTCCTTGGCGACGCGCGCCATGTAGCCCGAGGCCTCGGTGAGTTCCTCGTGGCGGGAGTTTCGCTGCCTAACGGCGGTCAACTTCTGGATGTAGTCCACGACGATGAGGCCGATGTTGTGCTCCCGCACAGCCCGCCGGGTGCCCAGGAGAATGTCCTGCCCACTCATGGACTTCCGTTCGTCGATGCGGATTGGGAGGCCCACGATCTGCTCCGATGCAGCGGCGATGTCCGCCTTCTTGTTCTCTCGCCAGAACCCATTTCGCAGCTTCAGGCCGTTCACCCTGGACCGGTTAGCCAGCATGCGCAGCGCGATCTCCCGGGCCGTCATCTCTATGGAGTAGAACAGGACCGGCACGCCCGTAATTGCCGCGTGCAACGCGATGTCGACGCCCATGGCGGTCTTCCCCGTCGAAGGCCGGGCCGCGATGACGTAGTACTCCGACCGCTGGAGCCCGCACGTCATGTTGTTGAGATACCACCACGGCGTTGGGATGCCGGTGATCGCCTGCTTGCCCCTGGATCGCTCGTCGAGGATGGCCGCCAGCTCCATCATCGGCGTGGCGATCGGCACGTCCGCCGATCTGACGTGCGCCTGAGTCAGGCTTCCCACCTCGGACTGGAATTGCCCCACCAGCTCCATCACCGGGCCGGCGTGCTGGTAGGCGGCAGAGACCGTGCCCACGCACGTCTGGATCATTGCCCGGAGCGTCGCCTTGTCGCGAACGTCCGAGAGGTACGCCTCGATGTTCTGCGTCGAGGTGACTCCGTCCACGATCTCGTTGAGGTAGACAATGCCGCCCACCGCTTCGAGTTTCCCGATGTCCCGCAGCCGAGACATCAGCCCAATCATGTCGACGCCGCGACCCTCGTTCTCCATCGCCACCAAGGCGGCGAAGATTTCCCGGTGCCGCAGGTCATAGAACGCCTCGGCCCCGTTGTGGAGCGCCTGCTGGGCGACCACGAGCAGACTGGGATCCTCAAGGCAGCACCCGAGCACAGCGCGCTCCGCATCCGGGGCGTGAGGTGGCAGCCGATCGTTCGGGGCACTCATTGCTTGATCCTGTACGTCGTGGCCCGGCGCCGGCTGCCTTTCAGCCCGCGCTGGTGAACTTCAATCAGCCCCGCCCAGGCGAGCCGACGAATCAGCGTGTTGGCGTGCCAGGGATTCAGCAGCAGGGCCGCCGCAACGTCGCGGTACGACTTGGGACCCGTAGCCATAAGCTCCCGGACCTTGAACCAGTGACGCACCGGCTCACGTTCAGGCGTTGGCTTGGGCTTGCAGAAGCGAGCCGCGGCTTGGGCTACGGCTTCGCGTGGCATAGGGGTGGTGGTCATTGGGGTGCCTCCGTGGCGGCGCGTGCGCTCATCGCGTTGTTCCGCGACGCATGGCGAGTAACTACGACGCGCGTCAGCTGATTGCCAAATTTCTCAGATGTGACCATCGCGTGGCGGACGGCAGCCAAAACATCATCGATGCCGCGCAACCCTGAACCTGATCCCACGAACAATTCGTTTCGAAAGATCTCGTACGACCATTTGACCGGCCCAGCGGTTTGCGCGTCCTCATTCCCTGCGGTTGTATCGCGGTTTCCGCATTGGGGAGGTTCCGCTGGGCCGAAAGACTGGTCGCACGACCCAATCCGCGATTGCCACGCAGTGCAGGCGGATCCGGCGTTTGGTTCAGTAGTCTTCATGAACAAACTGCAAAATCCGGTTTGAGCCATTCGGTCACCAAACAGAAAGTGACAGCACCCACCGCAACGAGCGCCGGGCGGGATTGGACTGGTGGAACTCATCGCGCCTCCTTCCTGGTCTTGGGGTGAGGGATGAATTTCACCACCGAGCGTTCCTCCGATCGCTGCTTCACCCTCTTCCACAGTTCACGGACGGCCTTCTTCATGTCCTCCTGCGGCCCGCTCCGGTGTCCTCGGCCACTCACGGCTCCACCTCCGTGCCAACGAGCTGGCCGCGCAGTTCCCGCACCAGCTTTTTCAGTTTCAACCACTCCGGCTTGGCCTTCGCCTTGGCCTCCAAGGTGCCGCGCGTGCTTTCGGGGTTCCCAATGTGCTCCTCGGCGGCCTTTTCGAGTTCGCGGATCCGGATGCCCAGGGGGACCGATTCGGCGCGCTCCGCAGGTGTCGACGTAGACGCGCTGGCGCTCCCGCCCTTCCAGAAGGTCTTTCGGAAGTCTGCGCGCCAGGACGAGACCAGTGCCCTGCGCCAGTCGAGGATTGTAGACCACCCCCCGTTCCTCGAGTTGTCCTTCCGTTCCCACCACGAGCGGCAGTAAGCCGGATCGATGGGCCCGGGGGCACCTGTTGCCATCTCCCCCCGGAAGGAGGAACCAAAGCTCAAGACTTCCTCGACTGACGGAGCCTCAGCGAAGGCTGAATGGCTCTCGCACGCGAGTGTGTCTTCTTCTCTTCTCTTCTCGGGGGTCCCACGGGTTTCGATTTGGCCTGTTTCGGAAACCCGTGGGTTACCCGTGGGTTCCGTGGATTGGCCATTTTGCAAAGAAGTCGCATCTTGCAACCCGTGGGTTACCCGTGGGGTAACCTCTGGGTTATCCGAAACCTGCTCCCCGGTTACCCCGTGGGTTGTTTTTGACGAAACCGATGGGTTATCCGCTGGGTTCTGGTTAACACCCACTTGGGTTACCCCGTGGGTTTTGCGGGAAGGCCTCCCTCCGGTGCGCCCGTTGGTCCAGGACGCGATCAGCGAGGCGTTCATTTCGTTCCAGTCGTGGACCAAAATGGAGCCTCCGGTGTAGGCGATGAATCCGGCGTCCACGAAGGCCTTGAATGCAAACCCTGCCTCGCCTTCCCACCGGGCGACGGCTTCGAGGTATTCCGGATCCTTGTCTGCCCACACTTCGCCCCTGCAATCCGTCTCGCAGTGGGCCCAGATGCGGATCAGAAGGTGCAGGCTGTCTTTTCCGAGTCGTCTTTGCAGGCGCAGGAACTTCGGGTGATCCAACAGGCTTGGTTTGACGATCATGAGGTGGCTTTCTGTTGAGTCTGGCGGTGAAAGGGGGATGGAAGGCTCTACCAGCGAGCCGGGAAGCGTGGCGCCCGTCCCAGGGCTTGCCACCGTCCGTCTGGCTGTTTCTGGACTTCGAGGATCATGGGATCCCCGTTGCGGAGGCGGGGGAAGTAATTGACCGAGCTGCGGACCCTGACCCAGACCAGTTCCCCCGTGCCCTCGATCGCGCAGCGGATGACGCCCGCGTTCGGGAAGTGCTTCCTGACGTTCCCGAAGGCCCGGGGCGAACTCACGACCACCGCCTTGAGCGCCGCGGGGGGCGCCGCGGGGGGCGCCTTTTCCGCGTCCAAGCCGATCGCCAGCCGCAGCTTTTCGACGCCTTCAGGCTGGATCAGCACGGAGTTACCAGAGCGGAACCAATCGGCACCTTCGGCCAGGTGTTGGCGGCGCAGGGTGCGAAGGAGGGGGATGGTGATTCCGAGGCTCAAGGCCAGCTCGCCAGAGTCCACGGGTTCGATGGGGTTGGTTTGGGGGTCGGGCATGTGTGCAAAAAGTTCTCTGACGGTGACGACTACGGCGTGGCGCCCGGCGCCAAAATCGGCGACCCCCCCCCCGGGGTGGCGGGGGTGTTCGAGGCGGGTGCCGGGTTCGGTCCGGGATCAGGACTCGAGTCGGTCCGGCTGCCGACGTGAGCAGCCAGCACGGCGGCAGCATCGACATCGGCCAAGATTGGCGTGGATTCCGTGGGTTGCTGGGCTGACTCCGACTCAGTTGCCAGCACCGCAGCCCGCTTCATGAGGTAGTCGCGGGCCGGGTCGGCACCGGCCAGGTGGACGTGCTGGTGGAGATGCAGGTCCGGGCCGCTCGCGCCGGCGGCCGTCATCTTGTCGGCGCCAATCCCCGCCACAACCCCAAGCGCCCGGACCAACTGGTGATCCGGCTCCTCTTTCTCCAGCTCTTGACCCAGTCGGGCCAATGCAAGCTCGGTCGTCTCGGCCAGTCGCCTTCCCAGCTCCTCTTTAATCGCTGGTACGACACCGCACTTTTCGGCTTCCCGCACGACCACGAGCACCAAGCGGGTGTCCATCCCGGTGCGCCGCTGGATCTCCCGCAGCGAGCATCCCATCTGCCGCAGGGCCACCACCAGAGCCACACGAGCCTCGCTCCGGGTGGTCACGGCGCCGTTGTACCTGCCTTTCCGTGCATGCCTGACCATTTCCAGCTCAGAACTCGAAAAGGCCTCACCAGCGAAAAGGTCCGGCTGGCGGACCATGGCTGCGCTGACTGACTCAGCGACCGCCAGAGGGTCAGATTGGGGAATATCGGCACTCATGTCACAGTATGCGGACTCCCCTCACTTCAATTTGCAGTCGCGGCTCGCCGAATTCCTCCGCAAGCCTTTGCTCGATCCCACCCCAAACATGCCAGAGTGACCAACCTCCGGCCCGCGTGCATCGCAGTTCGAATGCGTAGGAGTCGGCTATTCGGACGCGTTTACCATTATAGATGCAGCAAACATCATCATAGGACTTACCGAGCCCTCGCGGGTCAGATTGGGGGAGTGCGTCACTCATGCCTTCCTCCTCGGCTCTGAACCGCACAGGTGGTGCACCAGGGCACGCAGTTGCCTCGCCTTGCGCCTTTCACGCTGCGTGAGGCGATCCATGCGCCGGACCTTCTTCGCCTCGGCCGGGCCAATTAGATCGTCCAGCGTGTGGCATTCGCACGTGTAGTGCGGCCCCGGCATCAAACACTCCCGCGGGAATAGGCATCGCTGGGGCCCGAGCGGGCTTTCGTCGGCTATGTCGGCGAAATCGATGTCATCCATTTCTTCACTCACACAGCACCCCCTTGACAAACCCAAGCGCTTGGGTTATTTCTTTGTCCATGGACACACACATGACACCCGCAACCCACAACCACATTGACGCCACGATTGAAATCGTACGCGCCTGCGGTCCGGTCGGTCGGGATGAAATCGCCCGAGAAATCCGGATCCAGGCCCAAAACGGGACCCGAGAGAACTGCTACCAGCTCGCCGATGCTGCCATTGCGCACGGGTTGAGCCAAGGTTGGTTGGTCCGATACGATGACATCCCGGACGCCTACAATCTCGCTCCCTAAAACTCCGTCCCAACCCCAAGACCAAACACCATGAGCACCACCAGTACCGACACACCCGAGACGGACATCTATCTCTTCGAGCGAACCCTGCGCGTACCTCGAGGCTTCGCCGTCGGCACCATCGTTACCTCTCCAGGACGAAACTACAGATACGTGACGCGCAATCGGGACAGCGTCACGGTCCTTTGCCCCGTCAGCCCCGCCGACGATGAAATCATGTCGCCCTCCGACATGCGCAGCGCGCTCAACGATGCCTGCGACGCGATTGCCGCAGCCCGCGTGCTGGCCCGACGCGGAGGCTCGTCGAGGAGCCCGCAGAAGGCAGCGGCGGCACGGGCGAACGGAGCCAGCGGCGGACGTCCAAACTCTCTCACAGGAGGCCGGACCGGATTTGCCCATGCCATCGACGAGGCTTTTGGGCTCAACGTCCATGATCCCGTGATCCGCTACAGTCACACGCGCGGATTTCACGCCGAATCCAAACACGCGGCCCCGGATCCGGACGTGCTTTGGGAAAGATCGATCCATTACGTCGGCAGCACCGGCCGACGCTCCGTTCGCCCCACCGATTACGCGGAAACCCTGCACGATATCCACAACCCGTTTCTGCGCATCGCCATCACGATCGACGGCGAAATAAAGGCCGATTTTGATTACCAATACACCGCCGGCGAACCCCCATTGGACAGCACGTGGATCGCCACCCAAGTTCGCGACGCTATTGCTCCCCAGATGCACCCAACGCTCATCCCCGTGTCTGTGAACTCTACCGGCCAATGGCCAACCACTCGCGAATTTGTCGGACACGTATGCGCCAAGGATCGCACCCACGCCTTCCGCGCAGTTATCCAAGTAGCCTGAGATCATCCCTTCCCTCCTTCCGGCGGCACGGGCTCATTGGGCTCGCGCCGCCGGTTCCATGCGTGAATGGCCAGCACACTCAGCGGGGCCTTGGGGCCTCGGGCGTGGCACACTGAGCAGATGATCGCGAACTCGCCTTCCTCGACCTGGACAGCCCAGTGACCGCTGCATCCGCAAAACGGGCAGGCTGCGAGTTCAGGCAAGGGCCGCGGACCGGGCTGGAAATTGGCACTCATTGATTCCTCCTTCGCGTCACACCCGCCCAGATCCACCCCACCGACTCGACGAGGAGCCAGAGCCAAAACCACACGACGCACGAGGCGAGCAGGAATCCGTACAGCACGCCGGCGACCACGATTCCCAGACGCGCACCAGAGAAGAACAGATCGAGGATGCTCATGATCGCGCAGGGTTTTTGAGCTGGGCCGCCCGGAGCGCGACATATTCAGCCAGCTCCCGATCCAACTCTTTGAGGACCCGCACGCCATTCCTATCGCCCGCATCGGCCGCCACCCCGATCTCGCACATAGCGACCGCCGCACCGGCGAAGAATGCCTGCCGGACTTCAGCCTCCTGCTGAGGAGGAACTCCCATCGGGTACACGCTGGTCAGGTACTTCTTGAATTCCCGCTCGATCATAGGCCCCCTGGAATCTCCTGCTGCTTGATCCACCGCTCCAACTCCCCGGGCCGCGCGCGCAGATCGTTACCTGGGAGGCGCACGGTCCCGGGGAGCCCCAACATGATCTCCCGCGCCCGCCGCTGGCAGACGCCGAGGATCTCACCCACATCCGCCGGCCGGAGCAGTCTCAGATGCCACACGGCCGGCGGGACCACACGGAACCCAGCGTCCGAGAGGACAGCCGCGGCCCGAATCAGTTCCTTCGTGGAAATCTCCGTGCTCACACCTGGGCGAGGAACGGGACGATTTCGGTGACCTGCGCGATGCGGGCCACCATCGCATTGAACGCGCGCATGCGCGCTTCAGGCAGCTCCTCCAGCTCAAACCAGAGCTTCAGGTCACCCCCAGCGCCCAGCCGGTACCGGAGCCTCGCGGTAATCGGAATCGCGTCGTCACCCAAGAACATCGGGACGGAGATCGCGAACTTGGTGGGAACATTCACGTCGCCCGACTTCGCCCGCGTCTCGTTGGAGAACGCCATCTTGACGGACCCGTCTTGGAGACGCTGCACCTTCGAGAAGCTCATCGCGCCATCCACCTCGAAGGCATTGATGATGCCGAGGAGATCGGCGCCGCTGGGCTCAAAGATGTGCTGAAGGTTATTCTCCAAGAACAACGCGAATTCCGACTGCGACATCGGCTTGCCGTTGACCTTCTCCCATCGTTCGAAGGCGTCGCTCTTGATTGGCACCAAGGTGCACCGGTGCTCACACCATCCCCCAGTGGTCCCGTCCGACGCATGATAATCGAGCACGGCAGTGACCACGCCTTTTTGCATGGACACGAACACCCGCGAATCGAGGGTTTTGAACTCCAAAACGTACCGGCACAGCGATTCCAGGGTTTCGCACTGGACAGTTCCACTGGCCCGTATGGGCTGCTTTCGCCACCCCGGCACCGGCGTGGCCGTGTAGCCCTTGGGCAGCACAACGACAGGCGCACCTTCGCAGAGTCCGGGCGGTTCATGCGGCACGCCAGTGGCGTGCGCGGATTCGATAATTGCGTCGGTATCCGTTCGGGATTCTTGCGGGCCTGACGGGACTGGCGGATAGGTTCTTTCGTTCATGGCTTTCGGCTGTTGAGTTTCGGATGAGGGTGAATCAGGCGTTGGCGGCCGTGGCTTCGGTGGCGGGACTCGGCACGTCGATGACCGATCCGGTGACCGTGCGGAGCGGCAGCTCCTTTTGACGGGGATCCGTTGTCCGGAGCAGCCCGTCGTCATCGGCAAACCAGAAGGAGGCCTCCGCCTCGACCCGAGGCGCTTTGGCTTCGACGACGTCAGTAAGGACGACGGCCGATTGCCCGCGCTGGGCGGGTTTGACCGTCAATTTCACAGTGAGCTGTCCGGGGCGACCGGTGGCCCGGACCCCGGCGACCACGGCGGCCAGCTTGTCGCTGGCATCAGCCAGCAGCCCGCCGCCACGGTGCCTTTGCAGCGTGGAGAGAAACGAATTGGAGACAGGTGAGTTCATGTTTGGAAGCAGCCGGGCACCCCGTAAGGAACCAACCAAGGAATTCCGGCCGGCAGACAATCCGACCAGTGCATGAAGTCCATGGGTGCCCGGCCAATCGTTCATTGGAAGGGGATGAGCAGGAGGCCGATGATGCCGGCCGCAATCAGCGCCGGCCCGATCCATGCGGGGATCGACGGCTGGGAGCGCCACACGTGGAGACTCGTTTCGGTGAGGATGAAGTCGGTTTTGGGTTTCATCGCAGGACGGGGGTTTCGACGGGGACAGGGAAGAATTGCAGCTCGTGGTCGGCGAAGATGGCCGGGGGCCCCTCGTGGAGGGACGGCGGGGCAGTGAGCTGGAGCCTCTGGTAAAACGCTCGGGCCCGCTCCTCAGTGCGACCGAGAGACGAGGCGGTGAGTTCCGTGGTGGTTCCGTCGGGGAACGTCCGCCGACCCACGACCAGCCATGCGCCGGAAGGGGAGGTGTTCATTTGCCCGCGGCGACAAGGTTGCGACGCGCACGCCGCACCGCGCGGCCCGGATGAAGCTCGGCAGCCGTCGGCGGAACGGTCCCGCCCGCCGACACCAACTTCTTCGAGAGGTCCTCCTCTACATCGAGAACCGCTCGCACCCTCTCAACATCCGCTGACTGCCGAAGGATCCGGCAATACCGGACCAGGGCTTCGAGAACGTCCAACCGGGCTTGCATGTCTGTAGTTTTTGCACGCTTACAGTATCCTGACAACAAAAATCCTTGCCCGATCTCAGTAATTGCATACCGTGCAACGGATGAGCGCATTCGCCACCCAACTCCTTGCCGTCCTCCAGTCCCATTACGACGGCAACCAAGCCCGGTTTGCCGAGGAGGCAGGCGTCAACAGTGGGACGGTGAGCCGATTGGCGCGTGAAGAAGTAACACCGAGCGCGGAAACGCTTCAGCTCTTGGCGAAGAACCTTTCCCGAACCGTCGCCGCTTCGCTCGTGGGAGCATTTTTGCGGGATCTTATTCCCCAACCTCTGCGCGGCGAAATCGGGGTTTGGCTAGCCTGCGATGGTCAGGACGGACGACTCAAACAACGCGCACCAAGCTCGTGGCAACAGTTAGACCCTGAAACTCGCTCGGCCATTGATCTTCTCAGCTCATTGGCTCTCGACAACGCCGACGCGCGCGACGCCATCAAGTACACCGCCCGCTTTCTTGGGGATCCCGAAATTGCCAAGACCTTAGAGTCCACGCGCACCAAACGCGCAGCCGACGCGCTCAGTTCAATTCCCAACGACATCGCCGCCGAAGAGGCTGACGCGATCGTTCGTCGCCGTATCGCACGACGCAAACCAGCAGGCGAATAATGAAGGCGTCCCCCTCAAGTTCTTCAGCAATCCGGAGGGCTTCGTCGGGACCTAACGAAAGCAACTCCTTCCAAGTACTGTGTTGCACCCCCTGATAACGGAATTTCCCGCAAGTTCCTTACGAACTTTTGCATGAGCATCTACCATCGAACCCGTAGGGCCCCGGACGGATCGATCGTCCGGGACGAAACTTCATGGACGATCGTTGTCCCCGCCGGCGGCGGCCGCCGCATCACGCGCACGTTCTCCGGATCCCGCCGAGACGCGGAACGCGCGGAGCGCGACCTGCGCGCCGCCGTTCAGGCCGGCCGGTGGGCGGAAATCGACCGGACCCGCCAGCGCGCCACCATCACCCTCGACCAGGTCGCGAAGGAATGGCTGGAGGCCGGCATGCCGAAGCCCGGGGGGCGCCCTCGCACCGAACCGCAGCAGAAGCGATTGAAGGTGTTCCTCCGCACCGCCCTCGCTTGGTGGGGCAGCCGCAGCCCCGCCGGAATCGGCCCCCGGGACTTCGAATCGTTCGGCGCCCACAAGCGGCAGAACGCCCGATCGGGGACCGGCGAGCGCCAGGCGGATCTTGAGCTGGTGGCCCTGCACCAACTTTGCACGTGGGCGGTGTCCTCCGGCAGACTGACCGAGAATCCCTTTACCGCCCGCCCGACGTACCGGGACGCCGCCGCCGTTGTTCACTGCTCGGCCGCGATGCCAGCCAGTGACGAGGAGCTGCACCGACTCGTGGCGCACCTGTTCGCCGGGGATCCGGCTTCCGTGGTGGCCGGCGGTCACCTCCTCTTCCAGGCCATGACCGGCCTGCGCCCCGGGGAACCCGGGGCCCTGCGGTGGGATGCCGGCGCCGATGACCCGGGTCGGCGCCTGACCATCCGCCGCGACGGCGCCGAGGTGGAGTTGATGCGGGTACGCCGGTGCAAGGGCGGAATCAACCCGGCCGTCCTGATCCACCCTTCCCTCGGCGCCTTCCTCGCCGTCTGGCGGAAGTACACCGCCACAAAGTGGCCCACGAGCCCTTGGTTGTTCCCGGACCCCGCGGACCCCAAGCTCCCCTTGGTGCCGTACGGGTCAGTCGCCGAGAGTCACCTCGGCCGAAGCCTCTCCGAGGCCGCCGAAGCGATTGGGGTGGCCAAGCGTAAGCCGCATGGGATGCGCGCGTTTTACGTCCGGGTCCGCCGGAGCCAGGGGGTTGAGGATGCCACGATCGCCGTGGAGCTGGGCCAGGGATCCGGCCCCGGGCTTGTGGTCCGGACCTACGGGGAGCGGCTGGCCATCCTCGGGGGCGATGGCCTGTTCGACTGGATGCCCGAGGCTCCCGCGGCACCCTGCTGGTCTACCCTCGCCGAGGCCCCCTCGAACATCGTGCCCATGGAGAGGGCTGCATGAACTGGCTGCGTCTTGGCTGCATCCCAAACGGACGCTAACGGACGCCAACGGAAGGGGGTTCTGAGGATTTTGATACGGTTTCCAGCATGCGGTTAAGCGTTGCTGGGGAGTGATTTACTGCGGAAGTATCTGCGGGAGAGGATGGTGCCCCGGTCAGGACTTGAACCTGAAACCAATTGATTAAGAGCCTGCCAATCCATGGGCGCAACCTAATGGAGCCCAACGGTATTTGCCAAGCCTGTCATTTGCGCTGCTCAATTGGCTGCACCCCGCCACCCGCCTAGGCTGCACGGTCGGCAGCACACGGACATGAGCCCGACTTTCAGCGGGGGCAGGGAAATCAACGTGCCCACGGCTTGGAGTCCTCCTCCAGCCGGCGGCGGAGGGAGGCGGTGTCCCGCCCGGCCTTCTGCTCCTCCTCCAACGTCTGCCAGGCCGGACTGTAGACCGTCCGATACCAGCCGCGTAGCTCCACCAGACGCTCGGCCTGCGCCGGGGACTGGCGTTCCTTGGGGATCCGGTTCAGCCGGAAGTACTCCATTTCGAGGGCCTGCACCGACCCCGGCAGCTTCAGCTTGGCCCGAGCCCGCTGGGCCGCTTCCTCGTCCATCCCGGCCCGTTGCTGCTCCCGGAGGCCCTGGTCGGACACCTTGGCGACGCGGTTGATGCCCGGGGTGGCACTCAGGACAGCTTCCCAGGTGGTTTCCGACCGAGGATCCCACCGGAGCCAGTTCCCCACGCCAGACTGGTTGAGCGTCCAGCCCGCCATGGGCACGAACGAGTCCATGCCGCCAGCGGCCCACTCCCGAGACGGAACGATGTCTCGGCCGGTGAACGGGTCCCGGGGATTGTGACCCGAGGCGAATTGCGCCCAGGCCGCCGGCACGGTCACGATCGGATTGAGCGTGGGGAACTGCCCCATGCCGAAGTCGAAGATTTCGCTGAGCTTCGTGTCATCCCCGGCCACGGCCTTGATCCCGTTCGAAATGAGGCCGCCCAACAGGCGGTCCGTCTCGGATTCCGGGATGCGCAGGTATGCGGTCCGGGAGCCGAACTCCCCGCCCTCCGTGCTGCCCACCGGGACCGTGATGTAATTGGCCTGGTCGTAGCCGGAAATGGCCGCGTACAGCTCCTTGAGCGCCTGCCCGAGAACACCGGTGGCCGCCAGCGCCGTCAGGATACGAGCGATGCCGTTGGTCGTGGCGTATTTGAACCACCATCCCCCTCGGGTGGTCGGGTGCGACATCATTCGACCCTCCGCCCGCCACCCCTGAATCATGACGTTCCAGAACGGGAACAGCGCCCGCACCTGCCGCATCCACAGCCCCTTTTTGTTGGTGTTGGGGAGCCCCGCGTAGTTGCGGACCCACGCGCCCGCTACCTTGGGCTTCATGCCCTGCTGGCGCAGCAGGCTGTAGGCGCTCACCTTGGTGAGCGTGTCCAGAGTCATGCCCACCGCCTCAAGCTGGTCGAGAGCCGCGGTGACGGGCCGCCACAACCTGGTGCGAAGGAATCCCCGGATCTCGTGGTTGGGCATCACCCGCATTCGCCGAAGAAGATCGCCCACGAAGTCGTCCCGATTGGCGCGCGTGATCTGATCGAACGGAGTGCCCAACCCCAGGTTGGCCTCCATCTCGCGAATAAGCGGCCCCGATTCCCCGGAATACCGCTGGCGCACCTGCCGGTATTGCCGGACGTACTCCGGGAGGAGCCGCAGGCGTCCAAAGGCGCCCGGCAGGTTGCGACCCGTCCGCTGCAAATCGCGCAGCGGCGACATGAACAGGAGGAACCCCGGGTTGTAGGTGATGATGAACGGGTACACGAACCGCCGGAACAGACCGTCGGCCGCTTTTGTCAGCCAATGCAGGTCCTTCGGGTTGCGACGTTCGAACGCTTCAGCGATGTACGGATCGACCTGGTAGTGCACCGGCCTGCCGTTCTCCAAGACCATCAGGGGCGCCCTATCCCGGCGGGCGGCAGGCTTGTCCTCACCTCCCCGCGTGATTTCGTCAGGGAAGTACTCCGTCAGGAACTTCACCGTCTTGTTCTTGGCCTGCTGGTAGGCGATGAGGTTGATGAGGGAAATGCTCTTGAGGATCGTGGCCTGAAACGGATTCGCCACGTCCTTGAGCGTACCCACCTGTTCCTTGATGCCCGCCGGAATCCAGTCGTCGACGTAGTCCAGGACCGCGAACGTGGCGTAGGTGTCCCGGTTGGGCTTGATGACCGTGTTGAACGTGGTGCGATTGTAGGCGCCCACCTGCACGGCCTGCTCCGCCAGAGTGAAGACGTCGTCGTGAAACCGTTTGACGGCATCCCGCAGCACCGTCATGCGATCGATGCCCAGGTCCAGGTTCATGCGCAGGAGGCCGAGCTGGGCCGCTTGCGGCGTGAGGCCGGACGGATTGGCCAACCCACTGCGGTCCCCATTCAGGATGCGCTGGTAGAGGAGGAACTTGCCAAAGTCCTCGATCGTCATGCCCGAGGCCTCCACCGGTTGAATCACCCGCTCAAACACCCGGCGGCCCCAGGCCATTACCGTGGTGTCCCTATAGCCCAGGTCATCGAGGAACTTCCGGGGATCCTCCTCGGGCTTCAGCTTCACCCCACGACGCTCGACCTGCGCCGCGCGCTGCTCCATGGGGAAGTGGTTCCAGTAGAGTTCCTGCCAGAGCCGCGTCCACCATCCATCCCAGGACTTTGCCGCCGCCTCCCGATCGGCCACAGCTTGTTTCCATCGTGCCTCACCTTCGGCAAAAGCCTGCTCGATGGTGCGCGCACGCTCGTCGATGACCTGCACCTTGCCCTTGCCCAACAGGTCTTGGAGCGCGAACAACGCATCCCGCACCTCGGGCCGGCGATCGAGGTTTGACCAAAACGCTTCGTAGAACTTGGGCGCGCGCTGCTCCAATTCGGCTGGAGCGTTAAACAGGACCGACAACGCATCCGCGTACAGCTCCTCGGGAGTCTCCCGGTACTTCACGTAACTGGGCGGATCCACGGCCGGGTCGTAGGGCCGCCACCAACGGGTCACGTCGAGCAATTCCGTCCGCAGCTCGACCGCTTTGAGCGGTCCAAACGTGTGGTTGAGAAATCGCCGCAGGGCCAACAGATGCCCCAACAGGTTGCCCCGGCGCAGCTCCGCGTCCGGCAGGTAGTCCACCAGGTGCCCGATTTCGTGCGCCAGCACCATGGCCGCCACCTCGGGGTCACGAAAGATGCGCGGATCCAGCGTGATGGCCCCATCCTGAAACTTTCCAAGGGCCTTCTTTCCCGCCCTCCCCACCCCGGGGGACTCCCCCGTCAGCGAACGCACCAGGCGGACCAGCTCGGGCAGCTCGAGAGGCCGCACGAGGTTCATGCCCCCAAACGTGACCGGCACGTTCTGCGGTTTGGACCCGGGCCCGCGGCTGAACGTGCTGACAAAGGCACCGCGTGAGGCCAGCTCGGCCGCCTGCGGCGCCGCCGGCTTCACGGCGAGCTTCACACCTTTGCTTGCCAGCCAATCGTAGAATCGCACCCCTTCGGTCAGCGCCAATTCTCCCACAAACTTTCCACCTCGCTGCACCGGCTGCCCAACAAAGAACCCGCGGTAGATCGGATCCCCCCACAGGACTCTGCCCGCCA